TCAACTCTGCCCACAGTTGAGTTTGGAAAAGCCTCGGATATTCTTCTGGACAACCAGACCGCTGAGACTTTTGAGTTCTTTGCTTGGTCGCCTCCGAATTGTTTTAATAAGTAACCACGATATGCAGACACGATGTCCCCATTTTTTATGGCACATAAACTATTAGTTGATGTGATTGCCTCATCCAGAAAACCACGAAGCGGATCCTGTTCTAGTTTTATTTCTTCCTGCTTAGAAATCAGACACGTTGGAATCTGAAATTGTCCACGTCTTCTTATGTCTGAAAGTCTGTCTACCATTCTGTTTAAAATTGCAGGTAGCTCTGCTTCTAGCTCATCTTTTAATTTTTGATTTTCTGCTGAGGCTCCGATCACAGTATCCATCGGGACAAAGATCATCCTATCATACACCGCATCTGACGTATCATCAATCTTAGGTAGTGAGTTTCCCGCAAGACCAACTGTTAAATTAAGTCTGCCCTCAAAAGGTTTTTCAAATTTAATCTTTATGGAAAGCGGTTCGTTTGTAATGACACGTTTAATAACACTATCATTCATGACTGTTCCTACCTTAATCTCATCAGAAAGCCATACCGCTTTATTCATTAATGCCTCTGCTCCAAACCCGCTTAGTTCTTGTAGGTCTATGGCAGTTGCTAATTTTTCTCCGAAGATTTGACGTGGTACATCCAGAATAGTTGACTTGCCTGTACGTCTTTCTCCATAAAGGAACAGACATTTAGACAAGGCTCTAGGTCTATTGTGTCTATATAATGTAGTTCCCATCCATTCTTCAACAAGTGTGATAACCTGTGATCTCTCCACAGGATCAGTAAAATGTGCAAATAGTTTTTCTAATGACGAGTCCCAGACAGGACATTTCCCACCACTAACCCAATCAACATTCAACAGGTTGTCTTCTCTGAGATACCATTCCTTTTTCACAGTCACAGTCTGACCTTTATCCAAGTCGTAAGCTATCAGGTTCTTACATATAATAATGTTTCTGACATTACCCCACGGAACTTCAGCCATGTGAACCCTCATCATCAAGCCTTCCAAAACTTCTGATCTGAATTGTTTGGTTGGTACTAAATTAATTGCAGACCTAAACCATTCGTCTATGTCTGTCTTTATGTCCACAATGTCTGCTATTTTCCAGATACCTTCCTTCGCTGCGTAACAAAAAAACGCATCGTTGTTGTGTAAAATATCAGACCCGTTCTGTCTGAAGTTTATAAGTAAAGCATCTATACAATGTCCGAGAATGTCTCGAATGTTAGGTCGTCTACCAAGTGCCTGTGCAGTTTGTACCTGTTGTATAATATGAGTCGTTGGATCAGCGGGGTTTGGTGCTAATGTCATTGTGTATGTTTCTCCCATGCCCAATTAATTATATTTCTGCACTCATATTCATTTAAGGTGCAACCATATTGAGCTAATGTTTTGAGTTGTACTTCTGGGTTAACAGACTGTCTTGTCCAGTAACCCGCTAATTTTGTGACACAGTTATGTCTACCACCAAATTCATTGTCTGAACCTGAGATAGAAAGATTGTCTATTATTCTCTGCCAATCGGATGCAGACTTAGATATGCCCATACCCTCGGTAATGTTTTCAATTAATCTTTCATAGGGATCCATGTGTTGTTCAATAAAATCTTCAAAGTCTGACAGGTTGTAATCTTTCAATTGATCACATTGTATTGCCTTGACTTTGTCTGTCTGAACAGGTGGCTCATATTTGAAATTTGTACTGCCTGGAATTCTAAGTGTTGAAGCTGAGTGAGTAGGGGCGGGATCAGCACCTAACATAGTACATAATTTTCTCATTATGTTTTCACATTTTGAAATGCCAACATGATCTTCTATAGGTTTAGCAAGTCTCCAATATAAATGAATGCCTCTGCCTGAGTTGATACAAAAGGTCGGTCTTAACTCTTTGCCCTGTAGTAAAGCCTTTGGAACAACACCTGTGTCTATGTCTATCCATAAATGATTGATGGCTACAACGTCTGCCTTGGTGCAAGTTCTGCTTTCACCATCCATACTTGATTGTCTTAGATGAACACCTCTTTGTGCCTGTTCCATTTTGTCAATCCATATTAAAAGATCATTTAAGTTATCTGATCTAAACATCTCTCTGCCTTTGTCCTGTGTTTCAAAACTCAAGACACCAGACGTTTTGTGTTTATAAATTATCTTCAGAAATTCTGCGATAAGCTGTCGATTCATGAGGTTCCTCTCTAGACGTGTGTCTATAATATATTATTGTCTGTCGTCTGACCATTAATATTTTTTAATAAACTTGTCAACTATGCCATAGTAAAAAAAATTCGTTCGTGCGAGAAATATTGAAGAGTGTCTCTCCTTCCTCCCTTGGCACTCCTGTCAGTCTAAAGAATCCCTAGTATTAATTTACTAGGGATTTTTTATTTTATTATCCTGTTGACAACAGACAGGATATAATATTATAAAGGTTATATTGACAGACTGAAAAATACACAAACGAACAAAGGGAGTAACATGCAAAACAAGATACACTTAGCTCTTGAACCCAACATGCGATTGCATATATCTGGTTCAAAAGATCCAAAGATCACTCAACTATTTAGTAAAATACCGTTCTGTAATTTCCTGCTGCAAGAAAAAAAGTGGGTAATTAAAATGGAACGTATGAGTAATGAACAATGTCTAACTGTCTATACTCATATAACTAAAACTTTTCATGATGACATAAAGAACATTGGTCTTATCATGGATGTTAACCAACCAATGCTTGATCACATGAACCAATGTTCAATGTATTATAAAGCAAAGAACTTAGAACTTAAAAAAAGAGTTACTAATGATTGGTCTGAGAGCCTCGATAAGTTTGGAGTTAAACCATATGACCATCAGATAGATGCCGTTTGTCATTGGATTGATAACAACGGCAGATCATTACTTGGACATGAGATGGGTACGGGTAAAACTATTTCCGCAATCCTTTCTATTAATGCAATCAAAGCTAAGAGAGTTGTAATCTTCACACCCGCTAGTGTGATGATGCAATGGGAAAAAGAAATTAAAAGATTGTTGCCTGATTACACACTTTATATATACCCTAACATCAAAGGAGTTGGAGATGACGGAAGAGAGATATTACTCGTATCATATGCGAGAGCCGAGCCTTACAAAAAGTCGCAAAGCAAAGCCACTTGGAAAGCTGAGTACATTATCTGTGACGAATGCCATTACATTAAAAACCCCAAGGCAAAGCGGACTAAAGCGATTGTACAATTGGCTAAGACTTCTGATTACTTCATAGGTTTATCAGGCACACCAATAATAAACAGACCCGTAGATTTATATTCCCCCTTAAACATAATTTCACCTAGTGAGTTCAATAATTGGTATCAGTTTACCAAGGCTTATTGCAATGGTCACATGGGTAAATTTGGATATGTTGCAGACGGATTGTCTAGGAAAGTTGAATTACATTCTAAACTATCCCGTCATATGCACAGAGTTACAAAGGATGACTGCCTCGACCTGCCCCCTAAAGTGAGGTCGGTCATCCCTTGTAAGTTAAACTTTAATCAGGACTATTATGAAACATTCCAAGAGGCTTATGCGGAACTTGGTGTACATAAATCCGTTGAGGCATTGTCTTGGATTAAGGACTTCATGGAATCTAATAACGAGAAGTTAGTTGTCTTCACTCAACATGTAAGACCCGCCGAGTTAATTTTTTATAACTTAGCAACCGAGGGCAAGAAACATAAACAAGTTGACTTACTTACGGGTCAGACAACCAAGCAAGATAGAGATGCTTACATATCTCGTTTCCTAGATCCAAAGTCTGACAAGAGGATACTTATACTTACGTTAGGTGTTGGATCAACAGGTTTAAATTTACAGAAAGCTAACAATGTCTTGATGGTTGAGACATCATTTTCTCCGATGGAGATGATGCAAGCTGAAGATAGGGTACACAGAAATGGTCAGACTAAATCATGTTCTATAAATTACTTGGTTGCTCAAGATACCTTTGATGAAAAACTTTATAAACTTTTAGAAAAGAAAATGGGTATGAGTAATGCCGTAGTTGATGGCGATTTCAAAAATGATCTCAATGTTTTTGAGGAACTTAAAAAGGAGATAGCAAATGGCTAGAGCCTTACCATCAATGCAAGCCTCTGAGGTTATGATCTTCGATACACTTGCAATTAATAACCACACCAATGGTCAAAAGGTAGTGATTAAAGGTTACGACATACATGATCGTGATTTAAAAGGCGATCTTATGGAGTGGTGGTTTGAATCAAAGACTGTCCCACTTAAAAATTTAGAGACTTTAAAGTCAGGCGATCTTTTATTTTGGAATGACGGAGAACTTACACCCGTACCATTCGATACCGCACAAGAGAATGTAAGAGTTTTTAGTAAGGTTTTTAAATAGATGATTTTAAATACAGAACAATTAATATTAAATAACATTAGCAAGAACTCAGACAATAAAACTTGGGGCGGACACGACAGAAAGAAAACTGTCGGTGCCTCTGCCGTAGGTGGATGTCTGAGATCAATTGTCTATGACAAACATAATGCACCAACCGATAAAGGTTTTGTCCAAGACTTAGGAGCCGCAGAACGTGGCAACATGGTTGAGGATTGGGCAGTACCATCTATGCAACACAGTCTGAAAGACAGTCAGGTTGAATTAATATGGGCAACTGATGATGGTCAAGAGACATTGGTTGACATAACTAATTATCAAAGTGCTACACCTGATGGCTTATTTATTTCTAAAGAGGTCTTCGAGGTTGAAGAAGAAGATGGATCAAAGAGATTTACTAAATGTTTATACAATGAATTAAAGTCAATTGATCCAAGAGCCTTTGATCATTTAAGAGAACCAAAGTTTCAACATAGAATGCAAGTGCAACAAGGTATGGATTTGGTTAGAAGAACGACAGACTATTTTCCTACACATGCAGTAATTACATATATCAATGCGAGTTTTGTAAATCAGATTAAGTCTTGGGTTATTCCCTTTGATGAGATGGTGGCAACAGGTTTAAGAGTTAGATCGTCATCTGTATTTACTAAGTACTCCCTGGATAATTTACCAGAACCAGAAGGAAAATTAGAAGGTGGCAAGGAGTGTGACTACTGTCCATATAAGAATGCATGTCTAGACACAGAGGTGTCTAGTATTCCAAGTGCTGAAGGATCTAATTTTTCTGAGGCAATCACCAACAGATTACAAGAGAAAGTTATTGCTAGGCATAATCTTAATAATGAAGCCAAGGCAAAGACAAGAGAAGTTAAACAATTAGAACAGGATATAAAAGAAATTCTTAAAGAGGCAGATAGTAAAAAGATTTCTGCTGATTGGGGATCGGTGTCTATGTATTCGCAAAAGGCACCAATGAGGTATGATAGGGATAAATTTGAAAAGGCGGGGTTGGATCATCGTGACTTCCAAACTCAAGGAGATTATTCGCCACGTCTTTCGATTACCTACCGTACTTAGTTGACAGACTGAAGAAACACACAAACAAACGAAAGGAACATTCAAATGAATGAAATCACAACCCCTATCTTTGATGTATCAAATATTGATAACATTGTAAACCAATTGTCTGAGGTAGCAGACGAACTTAGTGTTGGTGGTGTCCAATATATTAAATTTAAAAAGGGCGAGTGGGTCATCGGTAAAGCCGAAGATACATTTGCTGATAATAAATTTGAGGCATTGGTAAACCTAGCTATGGTACAGAATGGTTGGGTCTGTTGGAAAGATGGACAATTAGTTGATGAGCAATGGAGTAATCTTGGAGACCCCAAGACAGACAAAGCTGATCTACCTGATCATGGTCCATACACACAACAGAATGATGGATGGTCTTACAACGTAAGATTTGAAATGCAAATTCAACCAACACTTGGAACAGAGAATCATATCCTCGCACAATTCACAGGCTCTTCTAAAGGTGCCATGAAAGCAGTAGGGGAAATGGTTAGAGAAGTTGTCCAACAAAAGAAGACAGGGCAATTTGAAGGTCAGGTTCCAATTATAATGTTTCACTCTGACAGTTATAAACATAGTCAATATGGTAAAGTTCATATTCCTAAGTTGTCAGTTTCAAGATGGATGGATCAGGCAGATACTGTTCCTGTTCAAGGTTCTAAACAAGAGCCTGAGACAAAGCCAAATCCAAGCACAAACATTCCTTTAGAATAATGGATGATCTGAAATCGGTATTGGGTGGGGGCAAGGCTCCTACCCCATTCCATGATTTTATGTCTGGGGTGCAACTGAATTATATTACTGATGATGCAGGTGTTAAGAAGTTAACAAAGTATTATAAAAAATTATTAGAAAAAAATCACAGTTGGGAGAACCCTCTACTCATTTCAGTAGACGTGGAGACAACCGCTGATGAAAGTCTCATTAAAACTTACGAAGATAAACAGAAAGAATTTGTAGATGTCTCTGAAAAATTTCATTCGTTCCCAATTATATCCAAGTGTACAGAGGATCAGAAGAAGGCTCGTAAGGAAACCCAACAAGAGATGGCGATATGTAGATCAGACCTCAATGCCCAAGCAAAGCATGTCAAAAGAGCAGGTCTCAACGTCTATACAGGACAAGTCCGACTACTCCAAATCTACAACGGGGAAGAAGTTCACGTCATAGACAGATGGCATGTCTCAGTACCTGTGTTTCGTGAGTTAGGTGATGTTGTTTTAAGTACAGACAAATGTATTTGGCTCGCACATAATGCACAGTTTGATGTGAAGATGTTGACACAACACGGGATCACACCCGCACGACATCCTCATTGTACTCTATTACAAGCACAAGCACTTATAAGTCTCACACAAATTAGAAAAGGTTTGGCTTACAGATGTGCAGATGTCTTAGGTAAAGAACCTAGTAAGACACAACAAGCATCTGATTGGTCTAAAGATCCTCTTGATGATGAGCAAATTCGATATGCAGCGGGAGATGTGGTAGCCACATGGCAATTACATTTTGAGCAAATGAAACTCATACAACAAAGTAAGAGAATACCTAGTGAACAATGTGAATGGATCTATGATTTATTAAGGTCAAGTATTAGAGCCGTGAATGAAGTTATGGTTAATGGTATTGGCTTTGACAAACAATCACATACAGAGTTAGCCAATGATTTACAGACAAGAGATTTAGAGGGCAGACATAAAGCACTTGAAATGTTCAAGCAATATTCTAGTGAAGGTGCTCCTGTCGTAGACAATCCCGCTTCAACAATACAAGTAGCTAATTGGTTAAGGTTTCATTTAAATAAATATCCACCATACACCACAGACAATTGGGTCAAGACAGACACAGGTCAGTTGAAGTGTGGCAAGATTGATTTATTAGAAAACATATCTCAATTACCAACTGAGTATCACCCACCTTTATTAGCAGTTGCTGAGTGGGCAGATGCCAAAAAGAATAACTCTACTTTAGGCACAGACTTTAATAGGTTTATTAATCCAATGTCTGAAAGGATCCATGCAAACTTTAGAATAGGTGGCACGGAGACAGGTAGATTTAGTGTAACAGAACCTGCATTACAAACTATCAATGCAACTGAAGAGTTCAGACATCTATTTAAAAGTAAAGACCGCCATAGTCTGGTTGTCTGTGACTATGGTCAAATAGAAGTTCGTGTTCCTGCCGCTTTGTCAAATGATAAAGTTCTATTGGGAGCCATTGAAGACGGTCTAGATATTCACACACTAACCGCACGACATTGTTTCAAGGGAGATTATCCCGCTGATTGTAGTGATGATCACTTTAAAACAGGGTCGGGTAAGTGGATGAGACAAGCGGCTAAGGCTTGTATATTTGGACTTTTATTTGGTCAGGGACCGAGAGGCTTGTCACAAGTGCTGACAACCAATGGGCACCCAACCACATTACATGAGGCTAGTAGAATTCAGCATGAAGTTCTGGATCTTTACGTTGGACTAAAGGAGTGGATCACACAAACAAGAAAGCTATCAGACAACACAGGTTATTTATGGACACCCCAAGGCAGAGTGTATTCACCTTTGAGATCAAATCAATTGTTCACAAAGTCTATTAACACACCATGTCAAGGTGGAGCCGCAGAAATTATGTTGTTGTGTCTGAGTAGGTTTCCCAAAGTCTGGGGCAATATACCTGCAAAGTTAGTACACGTTGTACATGACGAACTAATTGCAGAAGTTCCAGATGAGTTTGCCACCCAAGCGAAAGACATAATGATCCAAACTATGATGTGGGCGGCTACTAAATTATTTGAAAACATACCTCAAACGGGACTTGTTGAAGGCGACATAGGCAAGACTTGGGGCGAGGCAAAATAAGATTGGAATAAGACTAATGAATGAGATGAAGAAGATGTATACCGACAACCAGAATATTTTTCGCAATAGCTTTGCTGAGAGTATATTTAATTTAAAGTACAAACATGAGGGTGCCGAGACATGGGAAGAATTGTCTAGCACATTAGTTGATGATGTCTGTGGTGGACTGTTACCAAAGTCTGACATCGATCAATTAAAATGGATGATAAGTACTATGAGATTTATCCCTGGGGGTAGATACTTATACTATGCAGGAAGAAAAGCTAAGTTCTTTAACAACTGTTATTTGTTAAGAGGCGAAGAAGATACACGAGAAGAGTGGGGTCATTTAGCTAACAGAGCAATGTCTTGTCTTTCTAGTGGTGGTGGTATTGGTATAGATTATTCTAAGTTTCGTGGTAAAGGTTCGCTATTATCAAGAACAGGTGGCGAAGCTAGTGGTCCTATAAGTCTTATGTTAGCCGTCAATGAAATAGGTAGACAAGTTATGCAAGGTGGTAGCAGACGTTCTGCTATTTATGCCTCATTGAATTGGCAACATTCTGATGCTGAAGCATTCTTACACTCAAAGGATTGGAAGAGTATGCCTGTCGCAGGAACTGATAAGACAATGGCAGACATGAAAGAAGCAGACTTTAACTTTGCTTGTCCGCTAGACATGACAAACATCTCTCTCAATTGGGACACCAAGTTTATTGAAGACTATTGGAAGACAGGCGAGCTACCAGAACTTTGGTACAAAAATACTAGACAGGCATTGTCTTCAGCAGAACCTGGATTTTCATTTAACTTCTTTGAGAACGAGAATGAGACACTAAGGAATGCATGTACTGAAGTAACATCTGAAGATGATAGTGATGTCTGTAATCTTGGATCACTTAACATGTCTAGGATAGAAGACATAAAAGACTTTGCACAATGTACAGAACTAGCAACTAAGTTCCTTGTCTGTGGAACAATGAAAGCTGAGTTACCTTTTGATAAAGTTTATAAAGTTCGTGAGAAGAATAGAAGACTTGGTCTTGGTTTAATGGGTATGCATGAATGGTTACTACAAAGAAAGCAACCATACAAAGTCACAGAAGAGATGCATCGTTGGTTATACATTTATAAATCTGTTTCAGATAAAGTGGCTAAAGAAAGTGCTGATGCATTAGGTGTAAGTAGACCTGTCAAGGTAAGAGCGATTGCACCAACAGGTTCAATTGGAATCTTAGCCGCCACTACTACAGGTGTTGAGCCATTATTTGCCGTTGCATATAAGAGAAGATATCTGAAAGACGGAAAGAAATGGATGTATCAGATGGTTGTGGATAGTGCGGCACAAGAAGTGATTGATCGTTATGGTACAGACCCAGACACAATTGAGAGTGCTCTTGATCTGTCTAGTGATTATGAAAGAAGAATGCAGTTTCAAGCAGATGTACAAGACTACGTTGATATGTCTATATCTAGTACTATCAATCTACCTGCTTGGGGATCTGAGTTAAATAACGAAGACACAGTCAGACCTTTTGCTCAGACATTAGCAAAGTATGCTCATCGTCTCAGAGGTTTCACTTGTTATCCTGACGGAAGTAGAGGTGGTCAACCTTTGGTTTCTGTTCCTTACAAAGAAGCTCGTAAAAATTTAGGAGAAGAATTTGAAGAGGCAGTTGAAACACATGACATATGTGACATCTCTGGACATGGAGGATCATGCGGTGTCTGATGAAGAATATGGAGATCAAGCAGAGTTTCCTTTTGAAAGTCATCACAACTACATGGTGCGAAGACTAAAGGAAGAAGAAACTAAAACTGAAATGGTAGATCATCCCCCTCATTACAAAGAGGGGGAGATTGAATGCATAGATTATCTGGAAGATAGTTTAGGTAAAGAGGGATTTGCTTTTTATATAGAGGGAAATATTAAAAAGTATATTCATAGATGGAGACACAAAGGTGGTCTACAAGATTTAAAAAAGGCACAATGGTACCTAGATAGATTGATTAGCAGAGAAGAAATGTAATGATCTACTTCTTTCCTCTGCTGACTCTTATGTCATATCTTAACATGAAGTCTTCTAGTTCCCGTAATGTGGATACTCGTGGGTTCCATTTAGGTGTGTACATATCTGCAAAGGTTCCTGGTCCAAAGCTAGCGGCTTTAGCTAATCCGTGTGGTGTGAAACCTCTTGAGGTAACCCATCCACGGATCTTATGTAAGTATATATCTACTCCATATACCTGTTCATTTTCTTCTGCCATATTATTCCTCCAATTAATATATTTAAATCTTGCATTAATCACATATAAGAGATTATAATCATGTCGTCAAGTTTTTATACTGTTAAAAATGTAGCTAACAAATTGAACCTTGCAATTCCTACAGTTTACCTGTGGATTAATCAAGGAAAATTTGATGGTTGTGTTTACCGCTTTAATAAATCTTGGCGATTTAAGACTGACAGACTTAATCAATGGATAAAGAGAGGAGAACAAGAATGGGAAGTAACTATAGAAACGGACAATGGTATGCCGACTTTAGGATCAATGGTAAGAGATACCGACCTCCAATTAATGCAAGTTCTAAAAGGCAAGCTAATGAGAAGTCAATAATTGAACGAAAGAAAAAGATAACAGAACTTGCTAAGACACAGTCTGACATTCCTTTTTCTGAGGCAATGTTAAAGTTCCTTAATAACTACTGTGGTTTAACATACACTACTAATGGTGAACTTAAATTTCAAAGAAGAGCAATGAAAGAAAGTTCAGCTAAAAGATACCTTCAAAGTATCAAGATGGTTACCCCACACTTTCAAGGCAGAATGTTGAAAGATATAACCAGACAGGACATTGCAGCTTATGTTGA